CTATACCTGCGATTCTTATTAGTGATTTTGTTCCGTCCCACATTGATTTTTCTTCTACGTGGAATTTATCGCAGATGACTAGTGATAACACCGATTGTATTACATCATCTTCAGGCCAGAAGCCTCTAACGAATCTCCAGAATCCTGGAGTATTTTCACCTCTTGAAACTTTTGCAGCCTCGATTTTTTCTTCAGTAAATAAGAATTTACCTAATTTCTTTTTCTTATCTGGGTTTGTTTCAAGGATTGCAGGGGACTGGTAGCAATCAAAGTACAAGCAGATTCCTTGTTTAGTTTCCCACTCTGTATCTGTATCGGGGTTTACTGTATGCCAGCCTCCTATTGGTTTGCTTAAAAGTCCATGAGGGTCAAACTTTGAATTTGAGTTTCCTATAACCATAAGCTGGAAGGAGTTTACACCTTGTTCCCAGTTATCTTTAGCGTCTAAGAAACCTGGGTTTACGTCAGTTCCTTCATCTATGATTGCAAGGAAACCGTCTTTAGGGTGCCTACCAATTAGGTTTGAACTAGGTTTAGAATCTTTTCCTGGCTTTAAAGGAACAGCAAATATCCCGTGTATTGTATCTTGTTTATCGTAAAGAATCTTTGGGTTATTTTGGGAAGTATACAAACGTCCGGGAAGAGTTATGTTTTTGTTATATTCCATTGTGTAGAACTTTTGTATGTAACCCCAGATACGGTTTTGAAGATCGCTAAGTGATGTTGATGCAACTAAGACTGTACGTTCTTTAGGGTTAGCAAGCCAAAAGAGGATTGCGATTATAGCGGCATCTCTACTTTTTCCAGTTGCTGCACCCCCGGCAAGTGTGATTGTATTGTATCCTGCACAGTGAGCTTGAAAACGACGTTCAGTCCAGTAGTGCCATGTTTCTTTTGATTCTGGCCAGAGTAAAAACATAGCGTTACGCATATGAAGCCAGCCTTGACCTTGATAATTAATTCTGTATAAGAATAGTTCTATATTGAGAGGGTCGGTGTAAGGGAAGGTTCTACCGTAAGCTTCGATTAATTGTTTACCGTTTTTGTTGATTACTTTGTAATTACTCATATAAAAAATATACACTTGTAGTAATTTATCATATAAAGTATAATACGTATGTCTACTTATCACAAGAGGAAAAGATAAAATCCATGTTAAAGTTTAAGATTCTTAATCAATCAATAGACAAAGTACCTAGTTGTGGGTTTAGTTTTAGAGATCCAGATACTGGGAAAGAATTTAGAGGAACTAACTACAAGACGTTTGAGGAGTTAGAATCTCATGTACAGAATTATCGTGAGCAGAATGGGCTTCCAAAGATAGAAGAGTTTAGGAAGGTGTGGGAGCATTATGTATGTATGAATTATTCTAATGAGAGGAAGAATTGCTGCCCACAAGATGATAGTGTGTCTAGGAATTTTAAGCAGTATATTGCAGGAGGATTAGCGTATATAAAGTCTGTTATGCAGAAGGAAGAAGATAAGTTTGTTGATGAAGAGGAAGCTAATAGAAGAGCGAAGTTATGTTTGAACTGTAAGAACAACATAAAGAATTATGGACATAGCTTTGCACACTACTATACTGATAAGATGATGGCAAGAAGTGTAGGGGACAGAAGAGTTAGGGACTGGCAGAATTTATTTACTTGTAAGTGTTGTAGTTGCATATTAAATTCTAAGGTATGGTTTTCTGGAAAGATAGTTGGTGGAAGTTTACTTAGGAGAGATTTAGAAGAGTTAAAGCAATCTAAGGACTATACTGGGAAATCATTTAAGTGTTGGCAAGTAGAAGCGTGGGAGGAGTTACAGAAATCTAAGGGGGATAAATAATGGCAAAGAAGAATTTTTATAACAATGCAAATAAACAGACTGTAAGTCAGTTTAGTGGAATGAATGGTGTAGAAGCAAAAGGGGTGATAGATCCTAATAGTAATGATGATGCATTAGCACCTATGAGGGTGATACCTACAGCACAAGCAGCATTAGCGATATATAGAAATTTAAGAGATAGAAACCTAAAAAGAATTGGTGGGTATCAAAAGATACAAGGAATGTTAGATGGAAATCCTCCGTATAATCCAGCACGTATGATGAAGGAAGGGTTATCTGATATGTGTAATGTAAACTGGAAAGATGGTGAAGCATTATACAGACAAGCAGTTCTTGCGTATTGGAGTTTGTTTAACCAAGTAGAATTTATTGCAGATTTTAAAGTAACACTTGATGAGCCTAAAGAGATGTCGATGGGGGAAGGAAGTGGTTATACTCCAGAAGGAAGAAAAGCAGCAAGCGTGATGAATGCAGAGCTAGGAAAGATTATAAGTGAAGAGTGGAATAATGTAATTCGGTCCTGGCCGAGTTTTAATAAGAGAATGAACTTTCATCAGGGGGAGCTTTTAAAGTTTGGACTTAATGCGATAATATGGCCAGATGAGAGGGATTGGAGATTTAAGCCAGTATCTGTAAAGAACTTTATTGTTCCAGACAATACAGAGAATGACATGGAGATGATTGATTTAATCTGTATTGAGAATACGTATTCTGCAAGATACTTATGGGAAGTGTATGATAGTTTAAGTGATGGGGATAATGGGGTATGGAACAAGAAGGTGCTAGGAGATCTTCTTGTTAGACTTGCAAACATTAGTGATGTAAATGCGTATAGGACTGATAGAGTAGATCCGTTATGGTTACAGAGTGAGTTAAAGCAAGGTAATTTATATTTTGATGCACTTTATAATGATGATATTAGGTTAGTAAGTATTTTTGTTAAGGAGTATGATGATGGAGCGTTTTCGCATATAATGATACACCCTTCACTTAGCACTGATGATTTTGTATATTTTAATTATAAGCAGTATAAGAATTTAAGGGAAGCGTTTACGTATTTTACGTTTAGTCCGGGTGAATCAATGTTACATTCAAACAAGGGGCTAGGGCATAGTATATATGCAGCAGTAGAAGCGATAACGAGACTAGACTGTAGTTTACTGGACCAAGCGATAAGGAGTGGTAGTTTACTTCTTAGAAGTAATCCAGGACGAGGGGCAGATGATAGGTCAGTTAAGTTTGTTCCAGGAGGAATAATTGATTTAGGAGAGTGTGAGGTAGCACAAAATACTCTTGGAAGTAATGTACAGAATATTGCAGAAACGTCTAGGTATTTTAAGCAGAAGATTTTAGAGAACAACAATATATCTGGGTTTGATAGTTCAACGCAGGATAAAGATTATCAGAGTGCGTTTACGATGCAGTATCAAGCAAGTAGGGAAGCTAGAGTACAGAGAAATGTGATTGCCCATTACTATGATGGTCTTGATAGATTCTTTAGAGAGATAGTAAGGAAGATGTTGCTTTCTAAACCTAGTTATCCTGGCTATGAGTATGTTAAGACGTGGAAAGAGAATTGTATTGCAAGAGGAGTTCCTAAGGAAGTGTTTGAGATTGGAGATAACGTAACCCCTGATGGACTTCCTAGACATTTACAAGTAAGTGCAACACGTAGTGCAGGAAGTGGAAGTCAGACAGCGGATATTATGGAGATGCAACTTGTAATGAATTTACTTCCACAATTAGGGCAGCGAGGTAGGCAAGCAGCGATGGAAGATTACATTGCAGCAGCTAGGGGTTGGAGATATAAGGATAGGTATTTACCTATGGAAGATCAAGACAATCAACCTACAGGGCATGATACTATTGCGTCATTAGAGAACAACCAATTAAGTGATGGTAAGCAAGTAATTGTATCACCTGATAACAATCATTTAGTACATGCGACAAATCATATGAGAATGATGCAAGACTGGTTACAGATGTACTTTCAAGATAGTGAAGCGATGTATGAAGGTACGACGTTATTACAGAAAGTTAATAATGTGTTTGCAGTTGCAGGTCCACACTTTGTTAAGCACTTAATGATACTTGCACAAGATCCTACGATGAAAGCACAGTATCAGCAATTAAATGCACAGTGGGCTGAGATAGCAAATTATGGAGATATGATTAAGCATAATGCTGATAGAGAGATGCAAGCACAGATGCAACAGCAGCAAGAAGCTCAAATGTTACAGCAGCAATATGAACAACAACAGACACCAGATCAGATTAAAGCAAGGGGTGCTGTAGCTGTTAAGGATATGAAGATGAGAGCTGACATTGAGAGAGACAAGCAAAGAGACAGTATGAAGTTTGCACTTGATATGGCAAGGCTTAAAGATCAAGATGCAGTTAATAGGGCGAAAGC